CATGCTCTCTAAAATCCGCTGATTACGCTCGTTCTTCGGATCTTCGCCGTTATTAAGCATTGATTGACGCGCGGCATCGTATTTGTTGCCAGCATCAAAGGGGCGATTATAGATTTCGAGAAGTTCTTGCTTTGCTTTGCTTTTGAGCTCATTTATGTCGGCTGAAAAGCTTTCTTTTTGCGCCGCACGAACCTTCTCGTCGAGCGCGTTAATGCTTTCATCAACATTGGCGTTGATGTTCGACGAAGCGTTCAACAACGCGTTTTTAGCGGGGTCAAAGTTTAATTCCGGCGACTTTAATAGAGTTGCGTCCTTCTGTAGAAAAGAACGACGACCGGTCCATTCAAAATGCATCGGATCTTTGGTGTTTTTCCAATCTCCACCCCAAGTCAAACCCCATTTAGCCGCTAATTCCGATATATTAGCAGGCATATCGGTCATAAAATTCTTGCCCATCGGGTTTTGCGAAGGGTTGATATCAATAGCGTTGCCAAAGGCGTGTTCGGATAGCGAACGGCCACCACGCTTTGTACGAAGATTATAACCGCCAAGTGAATTTATCTGATAACCTTGCTCCTCAAGATCGTTTAGAAAACCTAAAAACGAAGCCGCTGCTTCCTTATGAACATTAACAGACTTACCATTATGAGTGGTAATGCGTGTAATGTTGTTTCCTTGCCAATCGGGCGAAGTCGGATTACCCCAACGTCCCATGTTTTTTGACATGAGATTTGCCGATCCCTTTAACGTATCGTTGACTTCGGCAATTCCGCTGGTTAGCGAGTTGAGTTGACCTAATATGTTTGGTCCGAACTGAGGCCCAGACAGCCCAAGATTATTCGTTGGTGATTGATTGTTTACAGCGCCAACATTTCGTAATGAAGTTCCAATGTCAATTCCATTCGCTAGACCACTTATACCCGAAAGACTGTTCGAGACGCCATCAAGCGACATCTTTACATCGTTGATTTTTGCAATAGTCGTATTGCCGAAAGCATTTTCTCTGAACGCATCGCCTAACGTGGCGGCGAGCTTGGTTTGACTGTTGACGTTTTTGGCTAAATCATCGAATTGATTTTCAATAACCGAACTGGGGCCGATACCAAAGTACTTACCTTCCCGAATGGCTATTTTTAACTTCTCTGTTTCGGAAAGCTTAATGCCTCCTCGATCAGCCTCTTCTTTTCTGATGACGTTCTGAATATGCTGATCAAGAGTTTTCTTTTTAATCTGGTCAATGTCGTTTTGAAGACCGGTAAAACCTTCGCGCATTTTGTCGAAGACGGTCTTTTCGGCAGCCATTTGAAGAAGCTCTTGATGCATTCTTTTGACGGCTTCTTCAGCAGAGTCCAACTCGCCGTATTTGCCCGCACTAACTTTTGCGAACATCTGTGAGAAGGCGTTTGTAGCGCCTGAAATCTCTCCCTGAAGGTCAAAGATTGTCTCTTTGAGTTTTAGAAGAGCTTTATTGCCATTCTTGATACGCGTTTGTTCGTTATTTACTGGAGACGCAAGAAGCTCTGGGTCCATTTTGTTTGGACTCAGATCGTTTATTTTTTTCTTAATTTCGTTCTGCAGGTCTTTTATTTTTTTTATAGCGCCGAGATAATAATTTTTACCTAAACCATTTTGCGTATTTTCTGCGTCGGCGTTGGAATATTTCTTTAATAAACCCTGTTGTTTTTTTAATTCATCTTCAAGGCTAGCTAACTGACTTTGATATAATTTCTTTTGAGCCTTAATAGACTCATTATCGTATTTTGATTTTATATCTTTTAGACTTTCGCCTGTCTTGACGGCATTGCTGATAGCCGCTTCGCGCTGTTGACTAATAAGATTTTCAGTGTCTTCATAATCGCGCTCAAGGCCATCGGTTCTTGAATATAGAATATTTTCAACGGATCTTGCGCCCGCTTCTGTGTCCTGACGCTTCTTTTCAGCCTCAATAACCTCGCGTTCCTGTTCTATTTCTTCGCGCTCTTGTTGATTTTTCTTGGAATCAACAAGCGCTTGTTTATATACGCTTTGCTCATAATCCGTAACATCAAAGCCCTTGCTTAAATCATAAAACCACTGCGGTTTTTCGGTCAGCTTGGCTCGTGATAAAGCAGTTTCTTCCGCCTTTTTTAACTCCTCAATTTTGGCATCAATATTTCTTTTGGTCTCTTCGTAGTTTTTGGTTGAGCCATTTCTAGCGGCCTCATACGCTTCGTCCGTTTTGCGTTTTGCCTTATCCGCCGCGCTCTCCCAGTTACCAAAGAGCTCAACAATTCCCTGAATTGCTAAAATGCCCAAACCAATCAGCGGGATTGAAGCTGTAATTCCCTTAAGCGCGGTTCCAAAACCGAGTGCACCTATTTGAAGACTGGTAAATACGCTCTGTCCGGTTTTTAAACCAACAAAGCTATCTTGTATTGCTGTAAGCCCCCAACGGACTTCTGTGATAGAATTTTTAAGGTTCTTTAACGATCCAATCGCATAACCACTGAAGGCTGAAAACAACTGGGAAAGCTTGCTTACAACATATATACCACCTGCCGTCTCGATTATTGACAGCAAGGCATCGCGATATTCCCAAACATACTTCAGTGAATTCTTTAGATTTATCGCAACATTGGCTAGCGCTTGTCCGAACTGCTGCGCATAAACCTTTGCGTCGTTCGACTTTAGAAACTCGTTGATATCCTTAAGATCATCTTTGATAACCGAGAAAAATGCGTTACCGCCTGTATCAGTCGCAAGTAACTGCAGATTGGTTTTAAGCTGACTCATTTGTCCGGAAAACGACTGCATCATACGATAGCTAGCGCCACCATATGTGCGTTCCATTTCATCAGCCAGTTTTTTCAACGACGACCGAGCGTCAAGTGTGCCAGTTGCTACAACTTTTGACAACTGAGCGACGGTCAAACCCATCGAGCGTGCCATCAACTGCATTGCAGTTGGCATATGCTCGCCAAGTTGCTGTCGCAATTCTTCCATCTGAATGACTGACTTACCAGCCATTTGCGTGATAGCAACGGAAACACGATTTAATTGCTCATCTGTGCCGCCGAACGCCGTTAAACCGTCCATAAAGGATTTTAACATGCCGCCTTTGGGATCCAAACGAGCGGCTTTCATTTTAACGAACGCGTCAGTAATGGCTTTTAATGAGAATGGCGCTTGTTCGGCCTCTTTTCGCAGCCATGCGACGTTTTCCGCTGCATCCTTAATCGGATCGCTTGCCGTGGACATCGCTCGCATCTGATAGCTTAGACGTTCCATCTCGCTATTAACACGAACGATATCGCCTAAAAAGCCGCTTGAAATAGACGAAAAGACGGAAATAGCCTGTGAAAATGCGCCCGTTATAACCGAAACGTCACGCAAGACACCCGTAAACGACTCTCCGGCGGACGTCATACGACGAAGCCCGGCAGCGGCCTTGTCGCTACCGGACTCTATTTTTTGTACAGAAGTTGCTACTTTACCAGCACTTGTTTCAATGCCTGCCAGAGAACTTATGGCGTTTTTCAGATCAGACTGAAATTTGCTGGAATCGAGTTGAAGCTCGACCTTGATGGGGGAAGTCATAACGCACCGTTTTATCCGTTGATGCGGCTCTTGTTTTTCAAAGCGTGAAGACCGTCGCGATCAAATTCCGGATCCAATCCTGTCTCTGTGTCGATAACAATCTCGTTTGAAACCGCTTCGTCCCACACATAAATTTTTCCAATTTGATTTGATAAATGGTCATAAGTTGCTTTAAAAGCATCGCCGCTTTGAGCCGACGCAAGTAACTGAAGCTGTCGAAGCTCCTTTTCGGCTCGTAATCTGTCGATCTGATTACTCAAAAACCAAAATCGACGAAGTGGTGTTTGTAATAGGTCGTCAAAACCTATGCCGTATTCTTTGAGAACTCTGGCGAAGAGAAATCCAAAATCTACTGATTTCAGTCCGCCTTTTGGGCGTTTCCCGATTTTTTTGCCTCGGTTATTTCTTCTTCATCGTCCGACACAATTTCACTATTTGCGCCGCGAGCTGTTTCGGCCAATGTACGAAGTTGCTTGAACGTCCATTTCCGCACCTGTTCGGCTTTGAGTGTCGGAAATGCACGCAACACTATTCCGATCATAACTTCCACCTCTTGCCCCGCCGTCGCGTTTACACCAATGGAGTCAATCGCTTTCATGTTTTCAATAAAATCTGCGACCGTTGCTTCTTTCATTTTGTGCTTCGCGCCGTCGACAATAAGTTCGACCGGAGTTGGGTTGCGAATCTCGTCCAAGTTAATAATTTTGGTTTTCGTGGTCATAATTTTCTTTACACTGTTAATGATTTAGCGAAATGCGCGCCCGCATCTTTTTGTGGACGCGCAAGTGAGTTTTATTCTTTACCAACCGAGAATAGACGACCATCTTCGCGTGCATAGCCTTTGAAATCGGCCTTATAAACACGTTCATTGTCTGTTTGATAGGCAAAGTTGAGCGCTCCAGGGCAGGCTGCGCGATAAACAGTGAAGTCGTCCTCGCCATTTGTACCAATCGGGCGCAATACGAGTGTTTTAGCCATATTAAGCAGATTGATATTAACGCCGGTCGAAACGATCGCGGCGGCCTTTGTCGGATTCACGCCGCCGGTTAAATCCGTGGTATTCAAACCTGTTCCGACTTTAGAAATTTTGCCATTACCGATTGTACCACGTTGTTTAGCTGTAATAGTTACAACAGCGTTATTGGCTTCTGCGGTGTAATCGATCTTTGCTGCGTTAATTGCGGCGGTAAGTTTAACGGCTGTTTCTTCCGGCGTAGCGCAAATTTCAATCTCGTGATCATTTGTAGGAAATGATTTAAAAGTGAAAATGGTGTCATTGATAGAAACTTCGTTGCTATCAACAATAGGATCACCGGTAAAAGAGATCGTACCTGTTGCTTTTACGCCATCACTGACGAGTTTTGAACCCGGCATGATAGCAACCAAATTTTCAAGAGTGGTCTCCGCAAGTGGGGTTTTTACAGTTACGGTACGACCTGTAATCAACTCGGAAATAGGTGTTTCGCCGAACTGATCGACTTTTACATCATGGGTGGTTGTTGCGACTTCGACTTCAACCCCGCCTTTGGTGTAGCCGAGATCATTTCCGTCAAAAAGAATAGTGCAAACGCCAAGTTTGACGTTCTCAGTGGACGATGCCATTGCAAGCTCCTTGTTACATACAGTCTGATTATTTTGTTATGAAAATTGTGGCCGGAACGACGACATCGTTTAATCAACGGCAACACAAACGATATAATAGCCTAACTTTACGAATAATTCCAGAAAAAAAGGCAAGTGATTACTTACCATTCAAGGCAACAAACCAACTTGAATTTGTTGTGAATAGATTGAATTGCGTTGGCGATTATTTGAATTTCTGGTTATTACACGCCAAACAAAATTTAATAGAGATTATATTATTATGAAATTATTCCGAACTTCACTTTTAATCGCAATTACCTTTATACTGAACATAACGTCGACCTTCGCCGGGACTATAGCCGATGATGACGAATTAAAAGATGAAATGGAAATGTTTTCCAGAGCAATCGGATTAGCAGATGCTATGGCCTCGAACTGCTCCAATGGAGAGGCTCTATCACGTGTAAAAATCGTGCGAACTAGAGGTCTTGAGCGCTTTGCTGAAGCGGGGTTTCCGCAAAAAACGGTAGAGAAATTTGACGATTTTATTCAAAAACGTATTAAAACAGAGAGCGACAATATCGGTTCTAGATGTAGAGAGGATTCTCTAAAGGTTTATATGAGAGGGATAGAAATGGAATATAAACTTTTGGAGAACATTCTTAGCCGTTATGTCGGTCCGCAATAAAAACGTTTGACTTATTTAAATAACCGCAAAGACCGTTTGAAAATGTTGCGAAAATTCAATTCCATTTCCTTTAAGTCGTGGAAACTGTACAGGCAATGCCTCAGGATAGAACCGAATTATCTTGCAATTTTTCGCCTCATGTAATTCAGGTTTTTCTACAATCAACTCGTTACAAACTTTGTTAGCTAGTATTTCGCCTTCAACCGGATCGACATGTCGGGTTATGATCTGAATTCGCGTTTTATGCCAGTCCTTGATGTAAGGATCGATTTTAATACCAGTGAGAGGGGGCTTGATCATAACGCCTATAGATACCTCTGCCGGCATCATTGCGTTGAACAAGGTTTTTCCCGGAACGACCAAGCCGGATTCGGTTAATTTGCTAATCAAAACGTCTTCTATAATCATTATTTACCGACCTAACGTTGATACCAAATTAAACATCTGCTTCTGCAGCTTTTCCTCTTCTTCTTCCGCTGCACGCGAGAGAAAATGCGAACCCACCTTATCGCCATTTGGCCCAGCCATTTTAGCCAAGGTTCGAGGTCCGGGTTTATAAGCTTCGTAGTTTTCATGAATAATCATGGCGTATTGATCAAGATTGACGTCCGCCATGAAAACTTCGCCGTTATCGCGGTCAACAACCTGTCCGCCAACAACAACGTCAATTTGCAGGCGTCCATTAATACCGGTTCTGTCAGACTCCACGCGGATAGAGTTTTTAAGTGCACCCGTATCTTCGGGTACATACTCCTTGGCGGTTTTTACAATGTTATTTGCGGCTCTGCGCATTTGTCTACTTGCGCCATCAACAGCTCGCTCGCCTATTTGACGCAACTCAAGTCGGTTTTCTTGCAAACCTGTTACGCGTACTTTGCTCACGTTGCTACAATCTCCAAGTCGCATTCATAATGATCAATTTTTCCGTCAACGGAACGACGGGCAAATTTTGAAATAATCTTGTAACGAACTCCGTCGAAATCAAAACGATCATTGATTTTTACGTCAACATAATTAGCAATGAGTATTTTGCCTCTCTCAACCGTCATTTCGTCGGCCGATCCGCGAGAGGCGGAGGAGTCGGCGCGTACCGAGGTTTTCTCCGCGCCTATTTCGAGATTTACAATTGCAAACGGACAAACACGAACCGGACTGTAAATTTCACGAGCGTGAACGTCATATCCTTCTAAAGTCGATATTGCACCAACGAGATTAGGCTCAAACATTTTTACCTCATGTTCGTGCTACGGTCATGCGGTAATAGATATAACCTGCAAGCGCTGTTAGCGTTTGATTTGAAACGCCATAATCGAGCTTGTCCGGTCGTAAAGTTAGCCAGCTCTCGCCGATTTTTTCCGTAATCACTCCAGAACGACGCTTTCGCGCAATGCTATCGCCTTGAAGCAATTCATTCGCTTCAATAAGCTGGGCTCTACGTAAAACCTTTTTAAAGTGTGTGGGAAACTCGTTAAAGTCGTCGCGTGTGAGCTCTTGCCACGTGTGAGCGAGAATAACATATTGCTTTCCAATTGGCCTGCCGTAGTTATCAAATCGATCAAATCGCATCGGGATGGAAACCAATCGATTATACGCCTCGATCAACGCGGATTTTTTCTGCTCTTCCGATGCCGCAGACCAACCAAGCAGATTGGGTTGATTATTAGCTTCAATCTCGGCCGCTTCATAAGTTTGAAACGTATTACTCATAATCACCAGTCGCTGTTCTGTCTCTATAACATAGGAGAGTGACTGATATATCGACCCATGCGCGGTGACGAGTTCGACACGGAGAATTCTGGCCGCTTGTAGTTCTTCGGACTGTAACTTGTTAAAAGCCGAAGATATAACGATCGATTTTTCCTTGTCCGTCTGTTCAAACGGTAAAGAACCAAAGTCTACGATTTCGTTATCCTCGCCATCAAAAAGCGTGGCTTTGATTTCGGTCGGTTCAATAGAACTGCCATTTCTGTCAACGAAATTAACGACTACCTCGACGGTGCTATCTTCGACATAGTACTTCATTCAGATTATTCGCTTTCAGGTGTGTTATTTGACGCTTTTACATCCGAAACATCAGCAATCTCTGAGTTAGAAACATCGTTATTGGCCGCGTTAATGGCTTTCGAGAGATCGCCAGAAATCGCTGCCTGTTTAAGTGCGTTGTTTTCCGCAACTTCCTTTTCAATGGCACTATCGATGCGTTTTTTACGTTTTTCGAGGAACTTTTCTTGAGCTGCCAAGATCATGTCGATGAGTGCCGGGATTGAACGATGTTTGACGTCCCAAATTTCGGCAGCTTCACGCAGGCCTTTAATACCTTCTTTATCGGCAATCGCTTCAAGATTTTCTCTGGTGTAAAAAGTGGGCTGCTTGCCTGACTCCATTGCTATAGAGAGATCCTCTCGTGCTTTTTCTGTCTCTGTTTGCCGAGAAAGCGGAGCATTTACCGGTGCATGAATTGTATTCGTGCTTAGCAATTTATAAGCGGCGCTATTTCTACTCTCATTACCATCCACATCAATTTCGATCATTTCCATGCCGATTGATAGTCGACGTCTGATGTGGTCGGGTACAAACTCGTCCGAAACGCCATTGGTAAAATGAACAACACCAAGGGAGCCAGTGTAATTTGCCCATTGCGGCGCTGTAATCTTTAATTTTTTCATATGTTGTAAATCCTCAAAACGAAAATGGGGCGATAACGCCCCATAGTCGCTTAGATGGGGCTTTAAGTCCCATTGATTATACGTTGGTTACGCCCTTCAGTCGTGCAAGACTATGAGTAGCTTTCAAAGCTGCGCCACAATACCAACGAAGACGCCAACGACGTGCATCGCGTTTTTCGAGAAGACCAAGATCGTCTACACGAATACCTGCTGCGTTACCGCCATAAAGACCATGGAAGCCATCAATCTCGTTGAGGCGCAAAGCATAAACAGACGTAGTCGCTGTGGCCGAACCCTGTTTTTCATCTGCTGGGATGAAATCGTTGATAATGACCGGAGTACCGTCATAACATTTGATCGGCATACCAAAGTTTTTAATCATCATTGTTTCGGCTGTATTACCACCATGAATGCGATTGAGTTCGCGGATTGCTCGCCAAGTACCCGAGCGCATCATAATGACATCAGCACCGAGCTTGACCATGTCCTTGAGCTCATCAAGAGCGGCATACGAAATAGGATTGCCGTCGACACCTGCATCAAGCGTTTGATCGGCTGTAACAAGTTTACGTACGCCATCGAACTGCTTCGGATTGACACTTGTGTCACCTGTAACGAGATTCATCCTAAATTTGCGCCCCAAGCCTTTGGCTTTGGCTGCAAGCTGAAGAGCAACCTGATCGTTAAGTTGCGACTGCGTTTCGGCAGTGAAATTGTCAATATCGACCTGTCCGGCCAGCACCTTCAACTTTGTTTCGACCTCGACGTATTTTGCTGCCGACTCTTCGATATCTTCATAAGCGTCATACCAATCGCCGGTCGGCAATTCGCCTTCGCGGACATAGCTGTATACTTTATCTTTTGCTTGCACGAAGGGCACGAGTGCAAATAATTCGTCACGGTCAATGATTTCTTCGATCACGCCACGCTGTTTGTCTTCCACAGATAGCTTTTCAGCCTCTTCGACGAGAAGCGCCATGTGTTTTCTCCTTGAAATTCGCCGAAAGACGGGAAAGACCGCAAAGCGGCTTTGAAACGTCAGAAATGAGGTTCGGAATGAACACCCGATAAATCGGCTATTATGTTTTTGGGGGGTGGTGGTAAGTTATAACTTACCTCTGGCTATATAAAAGACGTGCGAAATCACGCAATAGGCCAGACTACAGCGTGCAGTTTAGCCTAAAACGGAATAAATCTCAAGAGAAAAGGTAAGTTAATACTTACCATTTAAGCATTTTTAAAGCTTTTTAGAGCTTTCAGACTCCAAACCCGCGAATATTCGTGATTTTCCGAACAGATTTTGTCCGCCAGTTTTGTTTTGAGTTTTTAGATTATCAGTGCGAGAGCGTGCGCCTTCTTTGATCTTTGAACGCACCAATGTGTCGCGATCAGGATCCGCCTCAATAATTTTCTGAAAGGCCGTATCGAAGTTATAAGGATTGCCGGAACCATCAATCAACGGCGCGCGATTTGCAGCGCCAGCAGGTTTATCATAAGCAATCACTTGGCCGTCCTTAAGATCGAAATAAGATCCATAAAGCGCACGAGCTTTCGTGGGTGTCAAAATGAGATTTTCGTTGATATATTTGGAATTTGCGAAATTCGCGCCAAGAGTTAAATTATCAATCGTTGCCGCGTTTTGATCAAGTTTCTGTTTTAACTCGGCAATTTCTTTTTCTCGCGCCTCAATATCGCGTTTGTGTTCTTCGGCCATCATTTTTTTGGCCAGCTCGAAATCGCCTTTAGCTTCGGCCTCTTTTTGCTTTGCCTCCTGCTCGCGTTTCTTCAGATCGCGAACTTCTTTTGGCTCAATGCCACCATATTCGTTAATCTTTGCCCGCAACGCATCGAGCTCGCTTTGTGCTTTGCGTAGCTTTTCTTTCTTTTCCATCACTTCTTTAAGAAGTCCGTCATCTTGTTTGGGTTTATCAGAAGTTTCCTTTTGATTTTCCTGTGACGTTTTTTGCGTGTCGACTTTGCTGTTCTCAGCCGCTACTTCTTCGACAACGTTTTTTGAAGCCGTTGCAGTCTGATTTGCGGTATCCGCTACAGTCTGATTTGTACCTGCGCCATTAACGGTTTCAGACGTTTTAGCTTCGGCATGTGATGTTGCGGTATTTTCGGTAGACATATTACACTCCTGCCCGGTCTCTTCTTGGGCTGTTGAGGGGGTCGGTATCTTGACCCGTTGCTGTTTTTAGCTCCAACGGTCTCTTGTTGAAGCTAAGTTAAAAGGATTATTTAGTCGGTGTCTTTTGTGACTTCGCCTTGGCGATTAGGCGCTGAAGCCGGTTTTGCGCTTGAAGGTATAGCCGCGCTGTCGGAATTCGACTTGTCATCTAGCCAACGATTGATGTCGGCTTTCAGTTTTTGTTTTATATCTTCGCTAATTTGAGGAAAGATTTTTGAAACCAATGAACGCATTTGTTCGCGTCTGACTTCTTTCGGAGCGTCGATTTGACCTAATGTTTGAGCTAAAACGACGTCGTCGGCCATGCTTGCAATGTCAAAAGTGGTCGGATAGGTAACGAGTTTTTTATCGACGCTATTAATACCGCGCCAAGCGCAAGCGGTCGCAACGATCCAGTTTTCGACGTTTTCACAGCTCTGAGCTTTTGCCATCAAAAGCGAGTTTACTCGCTCGAAGTCATAAGCCTTGGCAACGCCGGAAGAGTTATCAATACCGACAGCATTGTCCTCTTTTGTGCGCTCACCAGCCAAGCCGATCGAGTGATAAATTTCGTTGATGATTTTTTCAACAACCGTCAGAATAATGCTGGCTTGTTTGGGGTCGGGAGATAGAAAAAATGGTTGTGACGAAGAACCCGCGCCGCCATCATATACAAAAACGCGCTTCGTTCCCATATCCAGCGTCTTCTGATAGAGATCATCTCCCGGCAACATCGATTGACTTGGTATTGCAAGCTGCGAAAAAGTCTGGTCCTGAATGATTGCGTCGAGGTTCGACATGTAGTTTGCGGCAGCTCTATCAAGATAAGCCACGTCATCAATTAGACCGGATACGGTGTATTGATCCTCGGAGATTGTGTGGTCGGAAAACTTTACAGGTACGAAGCCGAGTTTGTTTTCTCCCTTGTCTTTTAAGACAACCTTACGTTTTTTTGTCGGCTGATTTGTTTTTGGATCTAAAACTTCCTCTTGAGTTTCAATTTCCTCAAACAACATCCATTCAGTGCGTGTCCACAAACGAACTCTTTCCTTGACTTCGTTTGACGAATTGAAAGGATCGGCGTCATCGCGTACGACCTCGCGTAATTTTACCCAGAGTAGTTCGCCGTCGCCGTCTTCATCCCAGGCATAATCAAGAATATCAGGCGCTTTAACAACGTATGCATAAATCTTTCCTTGGGAGTTTTTTTCGTCCTGAACAGTACGATTATCGCCTGTGACTGGCGTAAAATTGTTGTCAACCACAACAGCGACACGACCAAATATGCTGTTTCCAACTGATACCTGTCGCATAAATTGCGAGATATCAAGACCGCCAAGCGTCGTCTTTTCCCAGAGTTGCCTGATTACGTCATTCGCTTCGTCAAAATTGCGCTCGATCTGACCTTTGAAAAGATATTTTTGGACAAGCTCGACAACCTCCCTCGTATGATTAAAACGATAGGAGCGTTCAATGCGTTCTCTGTATTCTTTATCGCCCTCTTTCAAATATCGGAAAATGTTCGTGTCGAACCAATCTCGACCGCCTTTATACGTTGCCTCCAAAAAGGCCCAGTGCGCAATCATACTGGCGTAATGCGGATGTCGATTGTGATATATTGAAGATAGAGCTTCGTCACTATAAGAATTAAACATAAAAACCTGACGAAGATATGGGAAAATAACGACATGATGTCGTTTAAATGACCGCTATAAGGTCAAACGTGGAAAGTATACGTTATAATATAACGGTTTGCAAGCTTATAACGATATACCAATAATGTTTGATTGAC